TGGCGTTATACGCACGATTAGTAGGCTTCTCAGTATACTGCCTGTGCGCGACAGGAAATGCAAACGTCACTGCTAATGCGTCAGCAGCGTCGGGTGATGCTAATCCTCGGGCTTTCATTTCCTTTTTACCTTCTAGGAAAATTGTACCCGACGAATTGGGTTTTATGGTAGGCCCAACCAGATCAGACTTTAACGCTCTATCGTTCGGAATGGAAGCAGTTTTAAGCCACTCCTTCATCGTGCCCCACAGCTCGGCTCGCTTGTTGCCGTACATCACAGGGTTCTTCGCCTTCCAACCGAAGTTTACACCCCTTACCACCTTGTACCGCTGTTCATGTAGCCTATCTAATATACCGTACCCTAGCCCACCTTCATCCAGCACCACGAGCGTTGGCTTGTACTGCTCGATGGCGTCAATTACCCGCCCCACAATCGTCATCGTGTCCTCGCCATGATACCGATGGATCGCCACCAAGTCACGCCCCTGCCGCACCGCGATCACCGTCGAGTCCGCGCCCCCTCTGGCTGGGTCCACCCCGATCACTATCGGCGCAGTCTCATCCTTGTACCGTGGTCTGGCCGCAGCGTCGGCCACATGGCTTGGCGAAATGAACTGATCATCACCACTTGACGGAAACTCACCGTACACTTCAACCCTAGCTTGGCTTGAGTCTTCACCATACTCATCAATGATCTGTCGATACACCTGCTTGTCGGTGTCCTCGACCGTTCTTGCGTCCACCTGCCTTGTGTGCCAAAAGTCGCGCTTGGCGTGAAAGCACTCAAAGAAGTACCCCGTGTTGCGGCGCGGGTTACTGAACGCAAACCAGTACCTATCTAATATGTTCTCCGTAAAGAACCCCGCCCCCACCGACCAGATGCCGTCAGGAATACCCGACGCCTCATCAAAGATCAACATCATCCCGTCGTGGTTGTGCACCCCAGCATAACTGTCAGGGTTCTCCTCTGACCACAGCTTGCCCTCTGCCGCCCAGTAGCGCGTACCCTTCCGTAGGTCACGCTCTACGATGTCGCACAGCCACTTAGCCGGTTGCAGCTTAGTTGCGCTGATCTCCCACCAGTGCGCGTTGATGATCATCGTCGACCACTTAGTCAGCTCGCCCCAGGTCACCGACCGTAGTTGCGCCTCACTGTTCGCGCTCACAATCACGCTTGACCCTATCCGTGTGGATAGCATCCACATGATCAGCCAGCTCACCAGCGCCGACTTACCGATCCCTCGACCTGAACTGACTGCCTCTCGCAGCGTGTCCATATCGACCTGACCTTTGTTCTTCTGTATGTGCGCCTTGATGTCGCGCAGCACCTGACGCTGCCACATGCGCGGTCCGCTGTACTTAACTAGCGGCGTGTTCTCCTGCCCCCACGGGAAAGCAAACAATACAAACGCTTCGGGGTCGTCTTTAATCGCGGGGGACCACAACCGCGTCATCAGCAGTTGCTCGTCTTCCGGACTGTATATGGGCTTTTGCATGGGTTAGCTTTTCACTTGATGGCGTTACGTCGATCACTTTACCTTCATCGACTCTTGTCTCTGCTGCTCTTAACGCGTCAATCACGCTGATGCGCTGGTCCACCTCAATACTAACGGCTTGCTTGGCAACCCAACCATGCGTGTGCTTCAGTATCTCTAGCGCCGCCTTAGCGTCACCATTCCGCGCAGCGTTCAACATGTGCTGGCTGTGCTCACGCTCACTATCAGCGCGTCCCTTGAGTTCGGCAATTTCGGCCATTTTGTCATGCTGTTTCAAGAGCCGGTACTCTACAGGTAACAACCCTGCTGCTAACGCCAACGAATCTTCTTTTAAACCTAGATACGCAGCGTCGTATATGCGCTCCAGTACCGCTTCTGTCGCTTTGATTTCACGCGTTGTAAGAGGGAGACTTTTAAACATGTGACAATTTTACCAAGATGACCTAGCGTAAGACATTCTAATACTTTTGTATACAGGCTTGCTAATAAAAAAAATTTCTTAGCTTAGTGGGCTGTTGGGCTGTTGGGCTGTTGGGCTGTTGGGCTATTAAAAATAAAAAAATTTCTTGTGGACCCACCGGCTCCGACCGGCCAGGCCGTCGGCCCTGGGGGGGGCTTCGCCAGCAAAAAGCCAAAAGCAGAAACGATCTAGCAAACAGAACGATTGACTGATCTAATTGCCATGACAATCCATGCCTGGCGACGCGTGCCTGGTGGCGCGGTTGATCGGCGGGCGGGCGGTCGGACCATTGGCAATATTGGCAATTGGTTTTGCCATTGCCAAGATTGCCAATGCGGTTAGCTGATTGGCAATATTGGCAATTGGTTTTGCATAGCCAAAAGTGCCAATAGCCAGAGAGAAAACCGGCAAAGAGAGGGCGCGGTGACGTGGCGCCCTCGATTCGACTTTGGCAATATTGGCAAAATTGTCAGCCGTTTTAAGTCGCAGCTAGGTAACAGAAATAATCTGCGACTTTTTTTTCAGAAAAACATGACAATTTTGCCAATAGCCGAAAAAGCCTCGTCAAATCAGGCGCTTGCAAGCCCCAATCATTGGCAATTCACCCCATTTTTATTACCTAACCCTCTTCAAAACCACTACCAATCTTGCCCATACTTGACAATCTGCAAAACAATGCCTTACACTGAAGGCTCACTCAAACAAAAGGGGATTGCCAATTATGAAAATCACTATCGACCATTCGATCATCAAAGCCTTATTAGTCTTCGCAGCTAAAAATGATCTGCGTTATTACCTCAACAGCATCGCAATTGATGCGACGCGTGATCGCGTCGCGCTAGTTGCTACCGACGGGCATATGCTCATGTCAATAGCCGTGCCTGCGTCTGACGTCGACAACAAATTGACAGGCGAATACATTATTAGCCGCGCTGATCTTGAGGCGGTTAAACCTATGAAAGCGGGCAAACACGCGCTGCCGATCACAATCGAAATAACCGAACCTGCGCCGACGCCTGATCCCGATCGGCCTGGCGTCATGATCAAGCACAACACAACGTATAAGATCACGGGTTTAACATCAGTCACTAATACGCTGGTCGATGGCAAGTTTCCCGATTGGCGTCGCGTCGTGCCGCCGACGTTATCGGGCGAAGTTGCGCATTTCAATCTTGAGCTAATGGCTCGGCTAAACGACGCGCGCAAAGCCTTAAGCGTTGATTGGCACAACGTCGTTATTCATCACAACGGATACAGCGCAGCGCAAGTTACTGGCTTGGGTAATGAGTCGATCGTGATCGTCATGCCCATGCGCGTCGATGCTGACAAGCCTATGATCCCAGCCTGGGCGAAGCTAGCTTAGTGCTCGACTTTATGCGCCTACTAACATGGGCGTATATGGGCGCGCATTGCGTCGGCTAATTCAATCAAGTAAAGGACAATCAACCATGCCCATTGCAATTCACACTAAATATATCGGTCCAACCAACACCAAAGGCTCGCGCATCAAAGCCACTATCCGACGCGATAACAAAACCCTTTGGACCGCCAGCGTGCCATTCGATCATGCGCTTAGTTGCGAAGAACGGCATGCGCTAGCCGCCCGCGCACTGTTGCAAAAGTACGCGCCCGATCAGCTAACCGAAACGCTATCAATAGCAGGATCGACACTCGATAATCTTGGTTACGTGTTCACCGTTTACCCTCAAATCCAACCGTGAAACTAGATACACGCGTGACGACGCCTTTAGGCGCCGGCGTTATTGATCGCGTGGAGGACGGCCAATACATTGTTCGCATACCGTCGCGCAATGGTTGGCCGTTTCCTGCGCTGCACACGTTCAAACGACGCGAAATCAAACTGCTACGCGACAAGAAAACCGTTGAACAGTACGGCGAAGCACTTTATTGAAAGGACTAACATGATCGACTTTTTACTTGATTGGACCGTCGCGCTTGTATTCGGCGTTGCGCTCGGCGCTGCCGTGTTTTTTAACTTATAGGACCAACAGCATGAAACTTGCATACACAAACAGGTCATGGGACGAACGATTAGCAATCATGAAACAAATCGAAGCCTGTGAGTCATGGCTTGCCGTTGGGCATGTTGGCACTGGCTTTAAGGTAGCAGTTGGCAGAGAAAAGTTTGGAGAGTTATGCCAAGCCATGAAAGAAGAAGGCTTTGAGTGCTCAGACCTTTATAAGTTTCCGCTTGGCACTGATAAACCTTCCGAGCACTTAAGACATGACAATAAAGGCTTTGAACGTTGTTGCTGGCTTTACGCTACTTTTAAACTAGCTGAGGACTAACCCCATGGAAGACGAAACCAAGCCACCATTGTGGCTAACTCTCATGAATTGCCAGATTGACCCTAGAGACTGGTGCATACCTGTCGAGCAAGTCTGGCGTCGTCATGGTTGGATACCGCCCTCGAAGGAATGTCCCGATACGATGGCCAAACAACAAGCCTTTAGAACTTGGACCATGCCGCTATGCTGATGCTCATCTTAGGCGCGCTTATTGCGTGGTTGATCAGCGAAATGCTAGACTTGTGACGTTGGAACTTCTCCCCTGTGCTAGCACCCCACGCTAGTTGGCCCGTCAATCGACGGGCCTTTTTTTTACCTCACGTTACCGCACAAGGGCCATCTTGGTAGGCGCGGTTTCTTCAACCATGCGACGCAACTCAGACTTCGACAGCTTAGACGCAAGCTCAGGCACGGCGAATATGTGCTTCTTCGTTTGATATTCCGACGACGCTAATCGACCCACATCGACCCAATTAGCCTCCTTGAGCGCGTGCAGTAGCGCAGCTTGGTGAATCTTCACGCCAGCAGGCAGGCCACCTGATAAGCGATCAATCAGTATATGGAAGGGCGACCCCACGACACCGCGCGCGAACTCGCCCTGCCGGTTACGCATAAGCTCCACCAGGAACGACTCGGACGTGCTCATGGAGTGCTCGATAAGGTTGAATTTGAATTCAGTCCATGCAGGCGTTGCAGCAGGGTTAAACGCGCTTACGTCGCGCTGATAGAGCCATGCCGCTATGGAAACGAAACCTTCGGCCTTGTACCAGTCCCACAATAGTTGCGCCTGGCGATCGACCATGCGAGGCGCGCGCGACCAGATACAAAACCAGCGTCGATCCTGCGAGTCAAGCGATATAGGCAGGGGATCATTCGTAAACGACAACACGAACATCCGATTGAGCATGTCATAAGGGTGCAAGCCCTTCCTGTTGATCGGCAGCATCTCTGGAGGTGCAGCGATAATCGGCTTGAGCCTATTCGCCAACGCACGGCGCGCTGCCGCTTCAGGTTCCTTCAATTCGTTGATCACAAGAATCTCACACTCAAGTTGGTAGCCCCATTGGAGGTTTAACGTGTCGTTATCAAGCAATCCGCGATTCTTCAGCCCTGGCCCGCATACGGCCCATAGAAACGGCGCCCACATAGTATCCTTGCCCGACCCTTGGTCACCACCATGGAGCACGGCATGATTGATCTTGACTTCGGGATGCTGGAGCTTATAGGCCATGATGTTAAACAAGTGCTCACGCTCGCTAGGCTCAGGCACAAGGCGCTCGCAGTGCTCAAGCCATGGCGATATATCGCGCACAAGCGTTTTATCAACCAAGGGTCGCGCATCGCGCCAACGGTTGCCGAACACATCACCGTCACGCGACACGAGCGTTGACTCGCCAGCAGCGTAGGTCACACCCACGAGCGTACGCGCGCCCATGGCCTGGCGCTGTTCATCGAAACACGTTGCAGCTTCGATCTTCCGCTTGCTGTTGATGGATGTGCAATTCACATGGCGATAGAGCGCGTTAAAGACCCATCGCGGCACCTCGCGCCTGTCTTGCATATCGAAAAACGAATCATCACTCTGGATGTAAGCAAAGCGTTGAAACCAACCCTTCATTTCGACACGCCCAAGCTCTTTACGCTCGACTTCTTCGATCACCTTCTTGGCGTCATCACTAAAAAAATCGCTAGGCTCTAGCTTGTCAAGCGTTGTCTGCATGGTGCTTGCAAGCAGATCATCGCGCAGCCCCAGCGCGTGAGCAGGGCCACCATTCTCAGCGACCCACGCTAGAAACGCCTTAGTGTCAAGATCGACGCAGTGCGAGTGCAGGCAGCAGTACGCGCGCATAGAAGGCTTATAGCGCCCCTCAGGGTTGCCATCAGTGTGTTGGGCATGGTTCGGGCAGATGACGCCAGCCCAGCCCTCACCGTTAGGTTTAGATACGACCATGCCCTGCGCCGCAAGCCACGCGAACACGTCATCGTTACCCGTGTCGACAATCTTGATCGGCTGCGGACCGCTGCTGTCGGCCTCAGCAGGCGTTACACCCAGCGCCTCGCATATCTGAGCGAGCGAGAAGTCACGCTCTGGATGAAACTCGACCAGACGCGAGGCGAAACTGTTGCGACCAGGCTTGAGATTGACCGAGCCAGGCAAGCGAAAATTGCGCACCGCGTTAAGCGCCCCAGGGTCCGTGTAGCCCGCATCAGCGATCGCGCGCATGGCCGCAGCGAACTCACCCTTGGTCGGCTGTTCGGCAAAGGCGTAGCCCCACTGAAACGAACCAGGCGAGGTTTCCATCACCCACGTCGGCGCAAGCGGCGGCGTCTTGCTCTTGGTGCCCACGTCATCAAGCACCATGACCAAGCAATACTCACAGTTAGCCGCCGACGCTGAAACGTGCTCACCAAAGCGATCGACAATAAACGACGCCGTGTTGCCGTACCACGCTTGATCGGCCTTGATCTTGGCGTCTTTGGGCAGATAAGCAGGCCATGTGCACTTAATCGCGCCATCAGCGTGGAATTGCAACTGACCGTCTTTTAATTGCGGCTTTTGCCGCACCAGTAGCGCTGTCTCGCCCTCAGGCGCAAGCGACATTAAAAAGTCAATAAAGGTTTTCATTTTCCGTAACGCTCCATCGTTGAAACTTCAGCATCCAAAGGCAACCCCTGCGCCCATGCCGGTGGTGTACACATTACGCGATGCAACGCCTGCGCAGCTTCTTCAGCCCGCGACGCTGGCACCTCAAGCACAATCTCATCATGGACATGCAGCACTACATCAGTCAGTTGACGCAGCGACGCACGTAAGATGTCGTTAGCCGCAGCCTGGCAGATATTCTCTGCCGCTAGACCCTTCCACAGACGCGCACGAGGCCATTCCTTGGCGTCCTGCGCAGGCTTCCATGACGCCTTGGCATAGGAAACACCATCAGCGTCGATGCGCGCGTAGGGGTAGCAAAGGATGCGTCCTGAGGGCAGCGCGTACCATAGGTGCTGAGAGTCAAAATAGTAAGTCACACGGCCAGCTTGAAATTCAGACTTTGGGTTCCTCATCGCGCGCATGTACGACGTCTCAAGCGCCTGCCAGTAATGCACAGCCCACGGGTTAGCGCGTCGCCACGCCTCCACCATGCGCCTGCTGTCAGCTTCAGGTAAGTTAACGCCATAGATGCGCCCCATCGATGCAAACGCCCCCACGCCACCACCGTACCCGCACGCTAACTCTTGGACCTTGCCAATCTGGCGTTGCTCTTTATCGATCGCATCCACCGGCACATTAAACGTCCGGCTGGCGTTGTGTTTGTAGATGTCTGCGCCCGTGCGAAACAAGTCCAACTTAGCCTCAGACGTAGCGTGCGCTGACAGCCACGGGTTCATGCGCGCCTCGATCGCCGCCCAATCAGCGACGATCAGTACATGCTCAGGCGCAGGCGTCAGCGCAGGGCGCAGCATCCCCTTGAGCACGTCCGTGACGCGTCGCCCGTAAGTCGGTACGATCTTGTGACCACGCACCATCGCAGTACGGACAGCCTCAGGATCGTCAGCACACTTGCGCGTAAAGTTATGCACCTGCGCGCCGTAGGACGACGCACGGCCCGTAGCCGACCCACCAGCAAACACAAAAGCGCCACGCACCCGATGATCCTCATCATCAGCAAGCGCAGCTAGGCGACTGAACTTCGCCACGCTCGAGGCCCATAAATCGTCAGCGCACTGAATGACTTCAGCTACATCAGGCGGCACTTGCTCAGGATCGTCCATTGCAAGCAAGTTAGCCCGCACGGTCTTATCGATCGAATACTTCTTCTCGCCGTCCTTATGCGACGCCATGAGCGCCAACGCCTGCGGTCCTACGCGGTCCATGACCCACTGCTTCATCTTAGGACTGCGCACGCTCGCAATGGCGCCCTGCGTCACGTCAGCGACGATCTGCTCGATTTCGATGAGTTCATCGCTTGCGTACTGCACCGCTGCCTTGCACAGCGCCACATCGACCAGCACGCCACGGTCGTTGATACGCTCATTCACATGGTAGTCAGCTAATTCTTCAGCCGACAAGTCACGCATGGCCTTAGAGATAGCGCGCATGGCGCGAACGTCTTGTTCACAGTAAGCCACTAACTCAGCAAACAGCGCCTCATCGCGGCAAAAATTGCCGTCGGCTTGCGGCAAACATAGCCGCCTAATCAGTTGCGACCCTCGGTAGTCTTTGCGCATGTCAGCGCTGGCAAATCGTCCTACATCCTCAAGCGAGCCAGGCGCACAGTTAGCCCGTGCTTGGGTAGCCGTGCAGTAGAACTGCTCAAGTCGAGGCTCAGGAACATTAAATTCTGGGCAAACTACGTACCACAGAATTAACCGATCAAACGCCGCGTTATGGACGTATATGCGACCGCCGTTTGCAAAGTGATCAGCTACACGCTGCGGAAATGGTTGACTTGGGCACCAAGTGTGTACATCCTCATCATCAAACGCATAGGACATGCACAGCACGTCCGTACTTGCGTCTTGCGCGTAGTTGTAAACGCCCTTGGTCGTCAGGTCACAGCGGCTGAGTGTCTCGAAATCCACCCATAGGACGCTCATCTATTGACCCAACGTCGGTTCAGCATTTTGTGCAGCCAGCACAACAAGCTCCGAAGCGGCACGTCTGATCCGCATCGCGCACTCAAGCGCGCCAACCGAATCACACATGTCGCATAGATTCTTATATTCCTTGATAAGGTGCGCAATCGTTTCATAGGGATGATCCATTTATCTCTCCAGAAAGAAAAAGGCCACAGTATCGCTACCGTGGCCTTCCAAGCAAATTAGGCTACGCGACGGCGACGACGTGGTGCATCTTCAGCGGCAGCAGTGGCCTCTTCAGGTGCATCAACCTCATCAGTTTTGCCTTCCATGCTCACCCACTCGACGATCTCGAACACCGGCGTAAAAATCTTGCCGTACGATTTATGAGTGTAGTGATCTTTCTTGAGTTTCACCACCGGCACAGGCTTGCTTTGGTCCTTCTCAACCTGCGCGGCGATCGCTACAGCGAGCGTTTGTACGCTGCGCCTGCCACCGACTGACGTGGTGGTGTAACGCGCTTCCATGCCCTCATCGTCGCCCGTAAGACACTTGAGCGACATACCAACTTGAGCTTCCCAGCCCTTCTTGGCGCCTGGTGGGGCGACGTTGGTTTCAGGCAGTGGTTGCGATACGGATACCATCTTCTCGGCTAACACCTCACCGTCACCCCACGCAATAAAGCCGTGGACGAACGAGAAAGGATTGACTGCCCACGTTGAGCCATCCTCAACTTCAGTCTGGTCAGCGCCGAACACCCAATGGCCGGTCTTATCCATCTTAAGAATGACGACGCCTGCTGCACCGACGTCCTTCTCAAGCGCACGCAGTGCGGTCGTAAGACTTGTTACGGAGGGAAGATTTGCTGTACTGAACGTTACTAAATTAGACATCATGATTTCCTTTACTGGAGTTTAGATAGGGCAGCGGTTAAGTGCATACCCACGTTAAGCACGGCAGGCCGAGGATCGCTCTCCGGCGCCAACGTGCTGCCGCTCGACACAGCCACGACAAGATCATCGGGCAGTGCTAGCTTGCTCTTTTTTAGCACCTTCTCAGCTTGAGCAGGGCTAATTAATTCCTTCTTATACAACTCATTCTGACTGACGCCAAGACCTGCAAGCGCAGCAGACGCCTTAGACTCATCGGCCCACTGACGCGTTGCGCGCTTACTTACTAATTTATACCCTGGCACGGGCATGTCTTTCTCAAGGCGCTCAAACGCTAACTTACGCGCATCGCTAATGAACGACTCTAGCTTATCAGCCAGATCAAGCGCACGGCCTAAGTCTTCAGGCGCCAGCGCATCGAGTTTTAGATGCACCACGCGATCGATCTCGCCGGTCATCTTGGGGCAAATCGGTTTAGCCGTACACCAGCGGCACCAATCACCAATCGCAAGCGGTGCGTTGGGTTTGGTAGCGAGCGTTACAGCGGTTTGCAGTTCTGCTTGGAAGGCAGCAACACGCTCAAAAGTCGTCACCCAGCGCCGCATCGCGGGCGGCTGTACGATGATGATCTCAATCTCCTTAGCGCCGTCAAAGGCCCAAGCAAACTCGCTGTTGCTCATCGCAGCGGCAGCGTAGAACAACCCTTGATAGTTCTCTTCAGCGCTGACGATGACGCCATCGCCAAACTTCCAATCAAGAATGATCACGCGGTCATCAACACGTCCGATCAGATCGACGTTACCAAAGACGCCCTCAAGACCTTTAACGTTTTCAAACCCAACGTGCTTTTCTTGATCAAAACTCATATCTTGGTTGGGGTCTATTTCATCCAACGCCGAAATACAAAACGTTAGCTTGTCGATTTGCTCATCTGTCAAATTGTGCTTACGAACAACATCAGATAACTTGCTATATACAAGCACTTCTTCCATGCAGGCGTGCAGCAGCGTACCCTCTGCGGCGTACTTGCTTTCAACTTGCGGTGGCATTTGCTGCACGAGCACCACGCTGCCAGGGCAGTTTATGACGCGCTTGGCGGTCGAGCCGCCGACGATGTTACTGTGCTTCATGCCTCGACCCCTAACAGCGTGTTGATAGCGTCACGCAACTCGGTGGCTTGCTCGCGGCTCATAAATATTGATGCGTAAGACCGATCTAACCACACTGACAAATGTATACCGCTTTCATAGCGGCTTACATTAACTGATTCAAACCTTTCAGTTTTGATTGCAATTGGTTCATCCATTTGACTGTCCTTGAGTTGATTGAGGCCCCACTGTAGCACATCTTCAAAACTTGTCAAATACTTTTTGACAGGTTATGATGCGGGCATGTTAGAAAAAAATATTGAAGCGCATCTCGTCAAGCGCGTTAAAGAAATTGGCGGCATCGCTTACAAGTTTGTAAGCCCTGCCCATCGTGGCGTTGCTGACCGCGTCGTCTGTCTGCCTAATGGTGTCGTATGGTTTGTTGAGTTGAAGGCACCTGGTGGCCGTCTGTCGCCGCTCCAGAAGGTGTTTGAAGACGACATGGCACGCCTTAGGCAGCGCTATGTCTGCCTGTGGTCTAAAGAACAAGTTGACGCGTGGGTTAATGAACTATGAAACTGCGCCCTTATCAAGATGAAGCGGTTGACTTTCTGTTTGAGAATGATCGCGCCATGGTGCTTGCGCCCGTAGGGGCTGGCAAGACTGCGATCACGCTCAAGGCGATGGAGGGCATGATCCTTGAAGGCTACGTCACGCGTTGGCTTGTCATCGCACCGCTGCGTGTGGCGCGCGACGTATGGCCTATTGAGCAAGTGAAATGGTCGTCAGGTCTGGCGCTCGCCACGGCTACAGGATCGCCCGCGCATCGCATAGCCGCGCTACAGAGCGACGCTGATATTGTTGTGACGAATTACGACAACCTTCAGTGGCTCGCAGCGCAGCCCTTAGATGCGTTTGACGGGATTGTGTTTGACGAACTAACCAAGCTAAAAAATCCATCAGGCGCACGCTTTAAAGCGCTCCATAAGATCATCGATCGGTTCACGATCCGTTGGGGGCTGACCGGCAGCTTCACGAGCAACGGTCTTGAAGACGTGTTCGGCCAGTGCAAGATCATCGATCAAAAATTGCTGGGGCGCAGCAAGGGCGCGTTCATGCAGCAATACTTTAGTCTTAATACTTACGCTGGGTTCGACGATTGGACGCCGCTGCCTGGCGCGCTAGCGCGCGTCATGGAGCGCATCAAGCCTGCTACTTTCGTATTAGAGCCTGGTGTCTATAAGAACAAGCTGCCGCCGTGCCATACGGTGGAGTTGCGTGTGGACATGCAAACGCGCGAGCCTTACGAGACGATGAAGCGCGACTTTGTTGTGCAGTTTGACAACGCGCAAGCGATTGCACAGAACGCTGCGGTGGTCACGCAGAAGTTGCAACAAATGTCGTCTGGGTTCGTCTACTCACCTGAGCCAGTTTGGTTCAGTACCCATAAGTTTGATGCGCTTGATGAGTTGATCGAAGAGAATCAACGCGCTAACACGATCCTTGTTTACCAATACAAAGAGGAGCTTGATGAACTCAAACGACGATACCGAAATCTTACCGTTTTGGACGACCCTGACGCCATTGAACGATGGAACGCTGGCAACATTCCGCTTATGGCGGTGCATCCAAAATCCGCCGGTCATGGCCTTAACTTGCAGTTCGGAGGCTGCCACATGGTCTTTCTGTCCCTGCCGTGGTCACTTGAGCTTTACGAACAGACCGTTGGAAGATTGCATCGATCCGGCCAGCAGCGCGACGTGTGGGTCTACGTCCTTATGACGAAGGACACCATCGACGAGCGCATTTGGGCTGCGCTACACGACAAACAAAAACTTAGTGACATCGCATTGGAGGCGTTGAAATGACACGAGACGACATTATCAAGATGGCGAGAGAGGCTGGTTTTAACCCAGTCTCATACACGGGCGCAAACCTCGAATTATTTGAACATTTCGCCGAACTTGTCGCAGCAGCCGAGCGTGAGGCGTGTGCGAAGGTGTGCCTTGAAGAAGCACCAAGTCTTGATGGGCAGTTGTGCGCCGCCGCCATCAGAGCAAGGGGCGAGCAATGAAATTTAGAAAGAAACCCGTGGTCGTCGAGGCCACACAATGGTTCAAGAACGGTGATCACCCGATGGATTACAGCGAGACGCACGACGGTTTTGCTGGTGGCGAACTGGTCACGTTTTCATCAGAGTACCGCAAGCAGATGCAATGGGAAGGCGACATCGTGCGCTATTACCGCACGCCAGATGTTGACGGTCAAACAGCGTGCAAACACTGCGGAGACATCATGCACAACCACGGCTGGATTGACACGCTGGAAGGCGGCCACATTGTTTGCCCAGGAGACTGGATCATTACTGGCGTTAAAGGCGAACATTACCCATGCAAGCCTGACATCTTTGAAATGACTTATGAAAAAGTTGAAAGCAAGGGGTGAGCGATGACACGAGACGACATTATCAAGATGGCGAGAGAGGCTGGTGCAATGTTTGACCATATGACATGGGTTGAGCGTGATCTTGCCCCTGTGTTTGAACGCTTCGCCGAACTTGTCACAGCTAAAGAAAGAGAGGCGTGTGCGAAGGTGTGTGATAACCGCATAACCAATGAAGCTGGAATGCAGCGTGAGGATTATGAGAACCGACAATGCGCCGCAGCCATTAGAGCAAGAGGTGAGCAATGACCGAAAACATCAAACCTTTCTTAAAGGCAACTACACCGGATAACGGCGACTGCATTGCCCTACTTGAGCAGTGGCTAGAGAATGCCAAGAACGGAGAACTCATCTCGGTCGGGCTGATTGGCAAACGAGTTGGAGGGGAGTGGCAGACTGCAATGAGCAGTAGTCAGAACGGCTTGGAAGATGCGGCGATGCTCATAGAACTCGGCATCCGTCGCCTTGGGTTTAAGCAGAGGTGAGCAATGAAGGACTACGTTGCAGGTGTAGCCACATGGCGGGACCCTAATGAAGAACACCCGCCGCTTGGTACGCGCATGTTGCTACTGAATCCCGGTGGCGTATGCATCGTAGGCACATGGGCTGATTGGGCGGTGGCCTGGGCGCCGTTGCCCAAGGTACCCGCGCACATCAAACAGATTTTATTGGAGAAAAGCACATGGCTATAGGTGTAACGCGACTGAGAAAATCAGCAATAACAGACAGGAAACAAGCATGTCTAAAGTATTTGCAGCAACGCTCAACACCGATCACGGCGATTGAGTTAGCCGCCAAACTTAAGATGTCATCAAAGACCATCCACACCTCACTCTGGCCTTTGCTGGATGAAGGCAAAATCATACGCAAGCGCGTCAAACGGCAGTCATCTGTATCAAAACGATCAGGCTGGGCCTACGGCTACACCGCGACCGAGATAACGCCGCCTACGCGCAATAAGAAAATCTCTTGGCACAACCCCTTCTCGTTATGATTAGCGACGATGAATTGATTGGCATGATCCGCAACGCCGCTACCGAGCAGTTGCCGATTGCCGTAATGACCGTCAAGGAGATGCGCCAGTTCGCGCAAAAGGTTGCGATGGATTGCATACTGATCGCAGCCATCCCCCACATGACGCCTAAAGACATCATGCGAGTGATTAAGGACCGCTATGACCTCCCGACTTAGTTTGTGGCAGACTAAACTTAAAGCCGCTAAAGCCGAGCAGCATCAACACGAGAAGATGTTGCGGCAGCAGTACCGCGCACTTGAGCGCATACAAAAGCAGATTACCGAACTGGAGAACAAAATTGAGTATGAACTGGCGAAAACTCAACAAAGAACTGGCGCTTATGACAGAGGATCAGGTGTTGAGTTTGCTTAATGAGGAGCGAGCAGGTGCCAAGCGCATCTCGATACTGGAGCGCCTACACCAGCGCTACACGGCGATGCGTACGGCACGCGAGCGTATGGAGTTGTTGAAGGAAGCGAGAGCGCTCTAGCGCTTCTTTGAGTAGAACAGCGTCCGGTCGCCAAAGAGATAAAACCCTACGGCGGCTGCGAAGTTGTCCACAGACTCGGACGATTGCCCGTTGAGCTTTAGCGTCGCCCATGTCGTAAGGACAATGAGCGCCACGCCTGGGCGCATCAGCCGCACAATTGCCTCGACCCACGGGTAGGACGGGTTAGCGCCGCCTGCGTCGTTCATCGCCTTGAACATGTTAAGGTCTAGTTCGCGCATCCGCACGTACTCGGCAATATTGGTTGGCTTATAGCCGTCTGTCTGTATAAACCGACCGATCAGTGATTTACCAAGATCGACGGCCAGTGGGCCAAACGCAGCAAGGATCGTCAGCGGGTCCATTAGGGGTAATACTTTCGGTCTAGTTCAAAGTGTGGGCCGTCTTTAAACGTGCGCCAATCGCCACCCCACACGATAGCAATACCTAGTTCGTTAGCGGCAGCTTTCATGGCGTTGGCGATCTTGGTGTACAACGGCCATGACCAATCAACTTGGTTGTCTACCCATGCGCCAAGATCGACCGCATGGCCTGTGATGTGGCGGCTGTTAAGGGTCTGGCTAGCACCGGATGCTACTAAAGTCTGTTGACGCTCAGGCGAGCGCAAGCCCTCAAGGACCGTGAAGTCTACGGGCGTCAGATCAATCGCACGCTCAACGACGCGCACAAGGTCTGGGTGAACGCCTTGCAGACGTTCGATAGACCTTTTACCTAGTTTAAACACCTAAGAGCTTCTTAAAAAAAATAGCAGCAGCACCAGGGCCAAGCAGCACAGCGACCATGACGGCGTACATGAGGTACTCTAAGCGCTTCATCTTAGCCGAACCATCGTCGAAGCGCTGCTCAACGCGCCCGAACGACTGTTCAATTGACTTGTACCGCTCTGCACAGACCGCCTCGTGAACAGTCAATCGCGTATCCACATCGTGCTCCATGATGACCCTTACCTATCAATCAATGAGTGCGTTTTCGCTAGGTTCCGATGCTAGCGCATTAATAGACGTCGTTGTCGCTCCACTTCTTATAAATCCCGCCGCCCGTTGAGCGGCTTTGTTTTTAAATGATGATGGATCGCTAATAATCTTTAACACATTGTTGCGCTCTTGCGCTGGCAACTTTTCTAACAGGTTCTTTGCGCCTTGGGGTGACTGCATAGCGTCTGCCAAGATTTTCATGCTCTTACTACCTATTGCAGTTTGCAATTCAGCAAGCGTCTTGTTTGTTGCAGTTGCCCAGAAGTTTAACAGTGAAGGTAGGCGAAACTTTGATGTGTTTTCCTCTAGTAGGGTTGCTAGCGCTTTCTGGCCGTCAGACGCTTGTTTGCTAGACGCTAGTTGATTGGCGCGCTTTGACGCCAACGACTGTAGCGTTGATATGGTGTTCTCGCTCAGTTCCGTAGCGATGTTGTAGTTACCTGGGCCAAGGAACTTTTCAACAACGTCAGGCGCTTCGTTTTGCACCAGACGCACAAACGCGTCTTTGTCCGTCTTCCATAGCCTAGCAGCTTCGCCGGTCAATTTAGTCTCAGCGATCTTTTGCATACCTTTAGAAAACTCATCAAGGTACTCACGGTAGCCCTTGCCCCCCGCCGCTTCGATAGCGTTGATCAGTGTTGGCTTTAGCTCAGACGTTACCTTAGCTGCCAAGTTGCGCTGCGTCGTAGCGTCAACGCCCGGACGCAATTGTTGCACCGCAGCGTTGATGGAGTTCTTACGAATAGCGTCTAACGCTCTTGCGTCAATGATGCCGCCATTCTTAGTCCACTGAGCGATGTCGTTGGCGACGTTCTTAGCCGCGCCACTAAGCAAATCGTTACCTGCAAACTCAGGGTTGTTCAACACACCGCGAATTTGTCCTACGATCTCATCGCCTTTGAGCGGCTTAATGCCCGCCGCCCGTAGACTGTCAGCCGCAGACTGAGCAAACCTTGCGCCTTGACCTAGATCGAGCGACGCCTCTGCTGCCCTTGACGCCCATTCGTCAGACATTTGCGCCAGTTTGCCGGGGTAAGTAAACGTTGCGGCCCAAGTGTTTGAGTAGCCTGGTTGCACCTTAGCAGGGGCAAAACGTGAGCCTGCGGGTATGCCTGCTTTGATTTCTTGCAGCCGCGCTGCTGCTGCCGCATGATCGCCAAGGTCAATCAATCGGCGCACCTCTTGCACCTTCGCTGCGGCCTCAGCGCTTAACTTACCGGCCTCAGCCTCATACTGTGCGACTTGCTGACCAAGGTTAGCGCGGTTCAACGCTGCTTGACGTGCAGGACTTGTGATGTCGCGCAACGTCTGTTTCATAAGGTCCGTCGTAGCGCGTACGTCCGTAGCGGTCGCACCGCCTGCCAGTTTCGCCAACGCGTTAACACCTTCGTCGTGGCTCATTGTGGCAAACTTATTTAAATACTGAGCACCTGATTGGCTTTGCTCTAGTGAATTTTTAACAAGTGCTTGCCAAGTTGGGTTTTGAATCTTAGCCGTAATCTCTGCAACGCTAGCGTTGGGCGGCGCGTTTCGTAGTATTTCTAACGTCTGTTCCAAATCAGCGCCCAATGATTGGCGGGCTACAGACGCTGCTTTGTTTTGCGGTAAGTTTTTAAAATCTACAACTTTACCGAACGTCTTACCGAGCAACGGCCCAACAACGCGGCCGCCTGACTCATAAGTTCCTCCCTCAAGGACGTTTTTAGCAGGTTCTAATGCAATTGCTGAACCTTGGCGTGGCTCTTTACCGCCAAGATAAACATCACCTAACTCAAGCGCCTCTTTAGCAATTCCATACCCTAACCCCGCCCCGCCTACAACACCGGGAGGTCCAAGCGGCGCACCTAACAAAGCACCGCCTGCTGATCCTAGCGCCTCAATCGTAGGTGCTACGTAAGGTCTAATACTTTGGTACATACGCTGCCCTGACGTCAATTCCTGACGAGGTGCCGTTGGCATCCCTTCGCTGCGCGGCGCAGGGGAGGGCTGTAAACCGACCTTAGCATCAAAATCTGCGCGGGGCATATCTGAGTAAAACTTTTTATACAGCGCGTCTGCAAGCGCTGCATCAGACATGTCTGAGTATTGCGGGTACTGAGCGCGGATTTCTGCAATCGTAGCCATTATCGGATACCTAATGGGTCAGCTTTTGCGCCGCCAGATGCTGGTGCAGGCGACGGTTTAGACGCGGGCGCTTCAGCTTTTTTAGCGTTGTTAGCAATAAACTTTCGCATATTCTCAAGAATAGTTCGGTTAGCTTCAATCGAACGCGTGGGATCAGACAGTGCCTCAAGCCAAGAACGAAATTCCACATTAGAATTAAGTTGCTGCGCGGACATACCTGTAGCATTTTTGACCGCATTAAGCAACTGATTTCTTGAACTTTGAATAATGTCGCGCTGTGTTTGCGCTTCAGTACCTACAACACGCCCCGCTATCTGACCGGCGCTTGTGCCAGCCAGATAAGATAAAACGTTAGAGCCTGCACTACGACGCT